GACCAGGGAGTCGATAGCGCGTTGCTGACTGATCGTCTGGCTCATGCGCTCGATTTCACGGACGAAAGCCAGGCGAGCGGTCATAACTGAGCGTTGATCTTCGCTCAAGCGTGACGCTGAAACGATGTCACGCTCGGTTGAATTTGACTCAACCGCGATCACTGACTGGGGTTGGCTCTCTGCTACTGATGCTGCAATCAGCGCGGTCTGGGTTTCTTTCGGCAGGATGGCGAAAGCGTACTCGATGGCTTTGCTACCAAGGCGGTGTTGACCTCCCCAATGTTCACGGGCTGCCATGGCCTTGACGTTGCGAGGTGTGCCAGGCACACCCGGAAGACCCGCCAGTTCCTGAGCGGTGAACCAATTACGCATGGTCTTCACCCAGGAGCTTTTTCAATTCTCGAGCTTGGCGAGTCGCATTTGCGGCCACCCGCTCAAGGCGCCCCAGTTCTGTATCCAGCGCCTCACGGCCATAGGCGACCCGCCCGCCACGCAAATGAACCTGCCAGTTAGTGAGAACGTGGCTGGCGCAAACCTCTTCCAGCAACGCGGCTCGGTATAAAGGAAGGTTGTGATCTGCGCGGGCAGGACTGGCCCAAGCGTCTAACATGTTCTTACTGACGTCATCGCCTGACAGACGTGACATACGAGCCGCGATCTCATAGCGGTCCAGTTCGGACCCTTTGAGAATTTCGCTAACCAGTTCGCTGACTTGGGAGGCGTAATTGCCAAGGCCAGGAATAGACAGTACCGGCTGAGGTACGGAGAAAATATCTAGCGTCTTGTCGTCTTTTGGGCGGCGCATGTTTAGGCACTCCTTACCGCTTTACAGTGTCCTACCGGATAGAGTCCGGTATCCTTGCTGTAGGACGTGTTTATTTCCGCGCGTCCAGGCCGTTGCCGATGTGGGGTGCCGTCTGCGTTCCAACGCTCAGGCCAAATGTCCGCAGGGTCGAGACTCAGAGCGTCAGCTAGGGAGCGTTCGATACGCGGATAAGGCGTGCATTTAGCGTTGCGGATAGCGCGGTCTGTCACTTCCAACCGGCGTGCAAGCTCGGCCATAGAGGTGCCACGAACACGGAGTTGGTATTTGATCCACTCCCATCGGCTAGCTGGGTCAGTGGGCATGTCGATATCGCTCATAGTTTTGAACCATCTTCACGGGTGGTTTTTTTGGGACGTCTAACGTCCTGTTGCGGATAAACATAACGCGGATAAACGCGCATATCAATCGGAAAAACGCGCATCCGATTCTTTTTTATGTGCGGCCGTGCTCAGAAAAACGTATAACCGAGAGAAATCAATGACTTACAAGGAGTCGGATAAAACGGATGCTTTGGATACGCAGCATCCGATTCCAGCGGGGGCAATCGGATGCTTCAGGGAAAGGCTCAAGGACGCGATGGGAACTAGGGCTGCACGCGTTTTTGCGCGTGACTCTGGTCTTTCTGAGGGGGCCATACGCAGTTATCTGAGCGGGGAGACATATCCAACGCTCGACAGGCTGGAACAGATCGCGCAGGCCGCAGGCGTTTCCGCGATGTGGCTGGCGTTTGGGGAAGAGCAGCAAGTGCAGCGCGTCATAGAAGACGACAAGTACAGCTATGTACCTTTGTACGATGCCCGGTGTAGCGCAGGACATGGTTCCTGGGCCGAGGGGACGCGGATTCTGACGCTCCTGGCTTTCACGACTTACTCGTTGCGCAAACAGGGGTTGGAGCCATCGAGGCTGTCCGCGATCAGAGTCGACGGCGATTCGATGGAGGGCTTACTAAGTGATGGCGATACGGTCCTGATTGATCACGGCCGCAACGCGCTGGAGGGGGAGGCGGTCTATGTGATCCGTCTAGATGACCATCTCTATGCCAAGCGCCTGCAACGCCAGATCGGTGGCGGCGTAGCGGTGATCAGCACCAATCCTGCCTATCAGACGATGACGGTTGCGAAGGAAAGTCTGAACGACCTGGAGATAATCGGGCGTGTGGTCTGGGCTGGCGGCTGGATGTAAGCACTTCGGTATCATATGACTATACCGAATGAGGTTGATGCCCAGTGCCAAAGGTCTCGCCAAATTGGCCCTTGGCACGGCCCTGGTGTCTAAATTTGCCTGTTTATTGTTTGGCGCTGTTTTGGCACTGATCCTGGTATGCCGCTTGCCCTGAGCCCCTTGCTAGGTCTGGCTTTCCGGCCTCATACCGCTTTGTCCCGGTTCATCCCACCAGACTTCGGTCCAGTGCCAAACATAGAACCTCCCCACAGTTTTTCGCAGTGATGTTTGGGTTGAGCCTGTCGAATCTGGGCTGAGGAACGTAAGGACCCGCTCCTGGCGGTGTTACGTTCAATTAGCGAGGCGTTGTCATAGTCTCGTCGATGATCATGGCGTACTCACCCAGCGGTGGGAGGGGGGATGATATCGGTGGCGTGTGTAATTGCACGCATTTGACCACCAGCCAATGGCATTGCGTTTGGTTGCTGCCGCACAACTGGTGGGTACGTAATTTTATTTGTGCCAGTCACCTAGCCGCATCCTACTGACAGAAAATCGAAATCTTGAACGGCCGCGAAACCAGTCTGTCGCAACATCTGGTTTTAGGCTGGGGCATCAATATCGCTCAACTATGCTGTGTCGAACATTGACTTAGGGTGTGCTTAGACGTTTTGGTTGCCACGTTCTAGTCTCAATGAGATTGATGCCTCGCGGAATTTGAATACTCCGATGCTGTTCAGTTGTTTAGGTCCACAGGGCACCACTTAGACTTTCTTCTTTGGTTTGTTGGTCTTTGGGGATAACGAGGACGGGGATCGCAGATTTCCTGGAACTCGGAAAGTGACAAGGTGGCGCGTCACTTGGCTGCCATGGGGAACAAACGACTCATACCAGACGCATTCTTCGAGACTGGCAGGAGGATCGCTACGCTCCACGATTTCCAAAATCCCCAGGAATCCCAACTTCACGTTAGTGTTCTGATAAGCGCCAGCTTGGTTGCAATATTTCCGAGCAGCATCCTTGTCGAGATGGCCATGGTGACGCTTCATTTCAATGATGAGCCGATGGGTACCGAAGCCGGCATAGATATCGGCTCTGCCCGTTGCGACTCCTTCAACCTCCGTTTTCAGGTCGCAGGACGGAAAGTTACCGGCTAGCCATTGCCACAGGTCATTCTGTAGGTCGAACTCGGTAGCATCCGGATCACGCAAGTACTTTCCGCGGTCACCAAGTTCTTTGACTCCTGCATCTTGTCTGCTTTGGCAGAACAAGATGATTTGCAACATCAGCTCGTCGAAATCTGCGCGAACCTCATTTTCGTAGTCAAGGCACTGAGTCAGTGCCGTGCCCATACCGCGAAGCAGCTTCTGCACGATGGGGTTGGCGATACGACGTTCTCGCCCATTTCGCGTACATAGCGCTTGCTCCAGAGCTTCCGCGGCTGCAACGGAAATTTCTGGAGGGAGCCTGTCATAGTTGAGTGCCCTTAGCAGCTGCGGATAGGGAGAGGCACCTGACGACTTTCCCGCGGGCACACTGCCATCCTTCAGCTGGGTGATGCGTGCGCGCAGCAAGTTTGATGTGTCGGCGTGTACCTGCATCCAGCTATTTTCACTGAGCAGTTCGTCGAGATGTCCAAGGAGCCCACGTTCTCTAACAAAACTGGCTTCTATTCTGGGCTGGAGTAGCCTGCCTAGACCGCCTTGGGTCTGGAATGAGCGGTCTGCGTCGTACACAATCAACAGCTGTTCCATTACTGACCAAGCTTTTAGCCAGCTTGGTTTCTCCAAATCCGAAGCCGCGCGCTGTGTGGCTCTAACCAGTCTAGTCCACTGGATATCACGATCACTTCGAGTCTCTAACCAATCTGGGAGCTGGTAGCGATTGAACTGCCGTGCTCGGTCGGAGACCGCGTTCGTTAGCCCCTGAAGGGAAGGGCGTAGCTCTAGTTCAGAAGCCTCACGCCAAAAGCCTCGAACCAAATCAATGACGAAGCAGTACGCGGTCGCGTCAGAGCGATCGTCGTCAGTATGTTGAGCTCGCTTGAACAATGTGTATGCAGTTTCCAGCTCCAAAAGCACTTTGTCGGTAGATTCAGCATCTAAGGCTAGTGATAGGCGGGCAAGTCCAAGCTCAAAAGATGCTTCCCCTTCGGCTTCTGGCGTATTGCGTAACCGATCTAGCGTGGCAAGTAACTCATCGTCACGCCATATATGGAAGGCGGCCCCAGTAAGCTTTGCTGCATGCACCGCAAAAATTCCATCGGGATCAGAATCTAGACTAGCCATAATTCTCAAGGGCGAAAATTTGCTTATGACACCTGTCAATGCAAGTCGAAATAGCGCCTCTAGCGCGTAGGCAGCAAGAAGATTCTGCATTGGCTCGGGGCGGTTCTCTACCCGCAGTTCCAAAGCTTTCGTCAGTCGAGCAGATATCCTCTCTCGCAGAGAGGAGCTGCTGATAACAGTGTTAGCGGCGTCCCTAAATGAGCAGGCGTTGTCGCTTTCGGCGAATCCACGAAGCAGTAGTGCATCAAGCACCTCTATATCCTGGGGTTCGGCTTCGCGTGCTAAGCAGGCAAATACATCCAGGTAAGGTGCTCTTGCCACAATGTCAGCTTCGGATTCAATGGCTCTTACACCTCCTAGAGAGGAAACGGTTATTGAAGTCCCCGATTC